TCGTTCTCGATCTTGATGCGCAGCTTCTGACCTTCCGTGAGGTTCTGGTCGGTCGCCAGCTCGAGCTTGATCTCGTCGTTCTTTGCGCGGATGGCCGAGGTCAGGGTCGCGTAGGCGTTGACCTCCTTTTCGGCCGCGGCGGCAGCGGCTGCCTCGTCGGTGTTGACGAAGTTCAGGACCGGCTTGGCAGACCCTTCCGGCTTGCTGGCGGCGACTTGCGCAGCCTTCTGGCGAGCGGCGATGCGCGCGGCCATGGCTTGCTCCATGGCTGCACCGTTGTAGTTCCACAGGTCGCTATAGTTCTGGTTGGCGTCCGCCAGCACCTGCTCCCGCTGCGCCAGCGCCATGGCGATCGCCGCTGGATTGTTGCGGTTTACAGCGATGGTCGCGAGCGTCGAGATGTCGGTGCCTACGACCTTGAAGCTGCCGGAAACCGCCTTCAGCGCGCGCGGGATCATCATGATCACGTCGACCAGGCGCGCCGTGCCCATGGCGGCGGCGTCAGCCCAGTCGGTGATGCTGTTGTCCTTGGCCAGATCCTTTACCGCGCTGTTGGCGATGTTGGTGTTCTTCGACGCGTCCAGCATGGCGTTGACGAAGTCCGACATCGTCGGCAGCAGGGACGTGGCGAGCGTCTTGAAGAGCGCGCCCTTCTGGGCGTTCAGCTTCGCCAGGTCCTTCTGGTATTGGTCGGCCGCCTGCGCCTGGGCTGTCGTGGTCTTGGCCTCGATGTCGCCGATCTCGGCCATTTCATGCATCACCGGGAGCATGTCCGCGCCGGATTTCCCGAACAGCGTCATCGCAATCGCGGCCTTTCCGGCGCCGTCGCGGTAGCCGTCGAGCTTCTTGGCGATCTCGGTGAACAGGACTGCCGGATCCTTCATGTTGCCGGCCGCATCGCGCGCGGAGAGGCCGAGAAAGGCCAGGGCCTGGCCCGCACCCTTGGTCTCATCGTCGGCGCTCATCATGCCCTTGGTGAGCTTGTTCATGGCAGAAGCGACACTATCGACGTCGGTGCCGGCCGCCTTGGCATAAAAGCCGAGCTTGGACAGGTTTTCGACGGACGAGCCGGTCTTTTCCGACAGCTCCTTCAGGTGCGCCATGGCCTCGATTGCGCCTTCGAGCTTGCCCTTGATGGCCTCGATCGACATGCCGGCCGCCGAGCCAATGATCAAGCCCTTGGCGAGCGAGGTCGCCGCCTCTTTGGCTTTCGCCATCTGCGCTTCGAGCGAGCCGACCTTGACAGTGAGCGACTGCAGCGGCGCGATGGCCGATTCCAGGCTGGTGCGCACGGCACCCAGGTGGGCGGCCATCTTCTGGCCCGTGGTCTGGGCCTCGCGCGTGGCTTCGGCCAGGTTCGTCTTCAGCGACGCGATGTCGGCCGCCATGTTGATGACGAGTGCTCCGACCTGTACGGCTCCGGCCATGCGATGCTCCAATGAAAAAGGCCACCGCGATGGGTGGCCTTGAAAAGCAAAAAGCCCGCGCTGGGCGGGCTTCTCAGACGGTGCAGACGAGGGTCAGGTCTGCGGTATCAGCTTGCAATGGCAGTGGCGGCAGACCTGTGCGTCCTTACGCACCAGCTCCCGGCAGTCCGGACAGCGCACATGGGTATCGGGCGTCGGTTCGCCGGGCGCCCTGGCGCGCGAGGGCATGGCTGCGATGGCGATCAGCGCGAAGATGCCCAGCACCAGTCCGAGCAGGAACCAGCCGCCGGCGAAGCGACCTTTGCTGCTCGCGACCACCCAGCACAGCACCGCGCACCCTATCCATACCAGCAAAACGATTTCCATGCATCGCCTCCGTTTTTCACATTGGCAATACTACACGGTTTTGCGGTGCATGGAAGGGTTTGCGAAATGCTACGCACGCAACATCACGTCGAGAGCCTCGACTTCCATCATACGCAGGCCCTGGAACACGGTAGGCCTGTCCTTGCGCCTTATCTCCAGGCCTTCGTACACCATGGGCAGGGCGCCGTAGTCGAGGCCGCAGCGCCTGGGCTCCATGCCGCCGGTCCAGCGCCATTGGGTGGCCATGGCGATGAAGGCTTGCACGGTGAGCCAGTTTTCGGGCCAGACTTCGAACTGCACCGGCTCGTCGTCGACGCCGATCCAGGCTGCCGTCTCGTCCGTGGCCAGGCCCCACAGCTCGAAATCGGACTGCGCGGCCGAGCCGTCGTCCTTGCCGCCGCGCGCCCAGAACGCGGCGGCTTGCTTCAGTTTTTTGCGCGGGCGCCAGTGGTGATTTCCTGGATGGCGGTGTTAATGCCGCGCAGAATGCCGATACCGGCGGCGCTACGGGCTGCGGTCAGCAGGTTGTCGCGGTTGAACGGGATCGGGGTCTTGTTCTGATCGACCACCCCGCTCCAGTCGGTCATCACTTCCAGGACGCCGTCGACGGCTGCTTCCTTCCAGTCGATGGCGGTGGCGGTGACCATAGCGTTCTGGTCGTCGGCGCCGTCGAGCGGCGCGTCCAGCGCCGGCGCCTGGACCTTGCCGGCGGCAAGCGCCTCGCGCTCGTCGTCGCTAAGCACCTTGAATGTGCCGTTGAAGCTGTACTTGGCGATCTTGCCGCCGTCGACGGCGACTTCAACGGTGACGGGCCAAGAGATGGTCTTGCCGGTTGCGGATTGCAGAATGAACATGGGGCTTTCCTTTCGCGGGAGGAGAATGTGCCCGTGCCAGCCGCCGCGCCCGCGAAGGCGACGGCAGCCGGCCGGTGCTCGGTGGTTGGCTTGGGGCCGGGGTGACTTACAGGAAGCAGATGGTCAGTTCGTCGTTGCCGTTTTGCGGCACGAAGGTCTGCTTCATCGTCAGCATGGTGATGCCGTCCTTGTCGCCGTACTGCGGCTGGGTCAGCTGCTGCTGCGGGGCGTCGATCTTGACCTTGTTGCCGGCGGCGGTGCCGTGGGTGACCGAGAACGGGCCCAGCTGGACGTTCTTGATCAGGGTCCACCAGTCCTTGGTACCGACGGTGGTTGCCTCGATGGTCAGCGAGCCGGACGGCTGGCGGTCGGTCAGCACCACCTGGTCGCCGCCGCCCGGCAGGCTGCGGAAGGTGACCGCGGTCGCCAGATCGAAGCTGAAGTCGGACAGCGCGGCGCCGAGGAAGCCCGAGACGTTCACGCCAGAGGTGTTGATGCTGTTGACGGCCAGCGGCGCGGCGAAGGTGGTCAGGTTCGGCGCCGGGATCGTCACGTCGGTCGGCGTGGTGTACAGGCCGGTGAACTTGAAGGACCACATCGGAACGCTCTGGGCCGACAGCTTCAGCGACACGCTGCCGCGCGCCCCCAGCATCAGGTGGCGCACGCCGTCGACGTTGACGTAGAAGGCGACCGATTCCAGGTTGCTCGACACCGGCTTGTAGACCACCTGGGCCGGGATGGAGATGACGCTGGTGGCGTCCAGCGGCGTGCCGAGCGTACTGGTGAAGGTCGCGACCTTGGTCGACCCGACGTAGCCGGAGACGACGGCGCTCTGGCCACTGCCGGTGCCGCCGGTGACGAACACGGTCATGCCGTTGTAGGTGCCGTCCACGGCCGAGGCCGAAGCCGGCAGCGTGCCCGAGGTGGCAGAGCCTGCAGTCAGGTTACCGGCGACGGCAGCCGCCAGCGTGGTGGCCGACATGCCGCAAGCGCGCAGCAGTTCGTCGTAGGCCGGCGCGGTGCCGGCGGTGCCCGAGCCGGCCACCTCGATGTCGAAGCTGACGCTCGCGTAGATCGCGGCCAGGACCGATGGGTTGTTACCCATGTAGGCCTTCACGTTGTTACGCTGGGCCAGGGTCATTTCCATCGGCGTGACCGTCAGGTTGCTCATCAGGAGCGCGTCGAGCTGGGCGGTCGGGGTCGGGTCCTGGCCATAGGTCGATTCGATCTTGGCGAGGAGGGCGCGCTTACGGGTGAGCAGTTGTTGGTTGGCCATCGGTTACTCCGCGGTGGATTGGTCGGCCGGGGCTTCCGGCAACGAAAAACCCGCCGAAGCGGGCTGGGTGTCCTGCGCGGTCGGCGCCGGATCCTGCGTCGGTTCCGCCGGCGCATCGCCGGGGTTGCGGGTGCGCTCGACCAGCGTGCGCGCGCCGGATTCGCCGACGACGTAGCTGCCGCCTTGGCCTTCGTATTGATCGTTCATAGCTGCCCTTCCAGTTGTCGATAGCGGATGGTGTAGGTGGCTTCGGCAATGCCGAGCGCCGGGTTTTCTTCGTCGATCTGCCGGTTCACGCCGCCAACCATCAGGTCGGTCGCCCGGCCGCCCAGGGTGCGGTCGGCATACAGGGCGGCATGCGCCGTAGCGCGCGTCGTTTCCGGCGCGAGCAGCGGCATCGCACCGTCGGCGCCGATCACCAGCGAGACGGTCAGCTCCCAGTTCACGTAGCCCCCGGTGTAGGTGATGGGCTGCGGGATGTCGCTACCGGGCAGCACGACCACCACCGGCAGGTCTTCGAAGGACTGCTGCGTCGCGGTGTCGGTGCGCACGTTGAGGCCCGCGGCCTCCAGCTGCGCGACGATGGCGGCGACGATCTGTTCTGTCTTGGTCATGCGGCCTCGCGGTAGTGCAGGCGGAACGTCGTGTGTACGGCGTAGGTTTTGGTGTCGGGGTCGAAGGCGTCGACGCTGCTGTCAAAGAAGCAGTCGTCTACCTGTACCCCGCCGGCCTGCGCCTTGCGCAGGCGGTCCAGTGCCATGCGCACCTGGGCGGCGATCGTCACCGCGTCCAGCCGCGACTTGGCCCAGGTCGACACCTGGAACAGCGCCTTCTTGAGCGGCGGATCGGCCACGGCACCGCGCGCGCTGCTGCCGCTCAGCTGCTGGTAGGTGACTGCCGGGTAAATCGGGGAATCCGGCATCACGTCCGGATAGATCCGGTCCTTGACAAGTGCGGATAGGCCTGCCGCGCCGTTCAGGCGCGCGTGGATGGCGAGATGTCCGTTCACTTGAGTCCTTCGTCGAGCCGGCTCTGCACGGTGCTGGCGATGGTGTCGATCACGGCGGCGGCCTTGGCTTCGATGGCCGGGCGCATGAAGGGATGCGCCGGCGTGTTGCTGGTCGAGGCGGCACGCGCGGCGCGCACACCCGCCTTGCTGCCGCGCAGCGCCTGGCCGAGCTTGCGGTTGATATGGCCCTTCTCCACCATGAATGCGTAGAAGGCGGCCTGCACGCCGAAGCGCTTCTTCTGGGCGGTGGTCAGCTCGCCCGCGACCACCTGGACCACGACGCGCGTCGGCGTGCCGCGCCGGGTGGCCACGCGGATCGAGGCGCGCAGCGCACCGGTGAGCGTCTGCGGCCCTTCCCCGCCGGTGCTGCCAGCCGGCCGGAAGTTGGCGCGCGCCTGGTCGCGCACGACCGTGGCGCCACGGCGCAGGGACGAGCGCAGCACGTTCTTGGCCAGCCGGGCCGGGAACTGCTCCAGGTTGGTGCGCAGGGCAGCGAGTTTGGCCGTATCAAAGGCGACGTCAGCCATCGTTGAGGCCTTCGCTGACGATCAGCACCACGTCGCGGTTGCGCTCGTTCACGTTCTGCACATCGTGGATGTTGAACAGGCGGTCGCGGAACTTGATCCGGTAGCGCGCGGCGCGCACTGGGTTGCTCCATTCGGCGCGGTATGCGCCGTCGATCCGGTGCGTAGCCTCGGCGTGGATCGCCTGCGCGGCCATCAACTCGCGCCCGCCGAGCGGCGTGATCGAGACGGTGGTCGTGAACAGGGTTTTCCAGTTGCGGGACGTGGCGCCCAGCGCGTCCTTGTTGGGGTCGGGCGCCTGCACCTGCACCTGGTGCCTGCGGTTTCCTGGTCCCGGCATGGTCAGAACCTCGTGCGGACGGTGATCGGGTCGAGCAGGCCGGCCAGATAGTCGGCAGGCAGTTCCTGGTAGCCCTCGCGCCCCTTCGAGAGCACGAACAGCTCGGGATTCTCGAAGGCCCAGGCTGCGGCCATCAGGATCCAGTTGCGCACGCTCGGGAAACGGATCGCCAGGTCGGCGGGCAGGATGCCGGCCGTGTAGGTGATCTCGACGCCACGCAGGCCGGCGGTGGCCTCGGGCCATTTGCCCGAGACCGGCTCGACCAGCGTCTCGCGGCCAATCACGGCCGAGTCGATGCTCGAGAGGTCGAGCGGCCGGCGGCCGCCCGATGTGGCGTAGGTGATGGATTCGATTTCCATCACCAGGCCGTGCGTGATGGCGACGGTGCCGCCGTCCTTCGGGAATTCCCGCAGCCGTTGCCGGTAGCGCGCCGGCCGGATGGCCGAGCCGGTGCGCGTTTCCGCCAGCTGGCGCGCGCCTGGGATATACACCGACTTGATCTCGAAGTCCATCGCGGTGTTGTCGGCATCCAGGCGGGTGTGGTTCTTCAGGTCGAGAACCGACACCGGCTCGCCGAGGATGCCGGCGGGCGGCAGGAATTCCACGAATTCGGACATGGCTTACTTCTGGGCGGCCTGGTCGTCGGAGACGGCGCCGGTCTTGGCGTCGACCTTGACCTCGACGCCGAACTTGCGATCGACGATCTGGGCTGCGGTTTCGTCGTCGAAGCAGGCGACTTCGCCCGGGTTGTAGCAGTTGAAGTGTTTCAGGACCTTGATGTGCTTTGCCATGGGATTGCTCCGGTAAGATTCAGGGGATGCGCCGGCCGCGCCGGCGCGGGTGATACGTCAGCCGTCAGCCGATCAGCGGTACCAGGTGCAGCCGTCCAGCACCGACACGGCGACCGAGTGCATCGGCGCGATGTCGTTCTCGACGATCATGCGGATCAGGGTCTCGTCGCGCTCGAAGGCGTTGACGACGTTGCCGGTGGACGGATCGGTGTAGCTGGCCTCGTAGCTGATCGCCACTTCCAGCGGCAGGGCCTGGCCGAGCAGCCAGTGGTCCCAGTCGACCAGGTAGACCTCGGAGCCGTTGCCGACGGCACCGCCGCTGGTCAGGTTGGTCGGGATCTGGGTGCTGACGCCGACCGGGATCTTGCCCAGGAAGCCGTCCTGCATTTCCGGGAACACGCGCGCGCCGGTCGAGGTCTGCAGGTCTTCCAGGTACTGGGCGGTATCTGGGTGCATCAGCCAGGCGCAGCGGGTCATGCCGACGTTCGCGCGACGAAGGGCCAGCTTGGCGCGGCCGATGTCGTTCTTGATCGCCTGTTGCAAGGTGCCGTCCGAGGTCTTCAGGCCAGTCAGCGCGGTGGCGTTCAGCACGTTGCTGCCCGGCGCCCAGTAGCGCAGGCCCTTGATGTTGTTGCCGGTGCCATCGCCGCGGATCATCGCGATGTCCTGCGCGGTGGACATCGCGCGGCCCATCACGCCGGTGACGATGGCGTCGGCGCCCGGGTTGACGCCGGCCATGCGCAGCAGGTCCTTGGCGATCGGCACCAGGCCGGTCAGCTTCTTGGACTTCAGGCTGACCTTGTCGGTACCGACCGTGGTCACCGCGACGTTGTTGTTGCGGCCGGTGTAGCTCGCGGTCGGCGGCGACGAGATGCGGCCCAGATCCAGGTTGCCGTTCGGCAGGTCGATCGGCAGCGGGCCGCCGTTGGTACCCTGCACGACCGAGTTCGGGAACAGGTAGCCGATGACGTTCTTCGCCAGCACGGTCGGGATCAGCACGCCGCCGGCGCCGGCCGACTCGGAGTTCATCGCCATCTTGATCGAGGCGTCGAAGTTCTGCGAGATCTCGGCCTTGATGCCTTCCGGGAAAGCCATCTGCTGCACCAGCTGGGCGGCGGCGTGGCGATTGCCCTGGGCCTGGTCCAGCGC